CTTTTCCGCATTTTACAAGGGATTCCGTAAAAACATTTTCTTTAATCTAATTTTAATGTAAATCTTCAAGAATCCTTTGTTTATGCGGGTTTTCAGACTTTGTTTGTGACTAATTTGTGACTAACCGTGTAAATCCATATCTAATTAAAACATCGCAATTTGACGTAAAAAAAGAGAGCCGGGTTTTTAGGCCCAACTCTTTTTCTGACAGTCCACTCGTGCCGCTGCTAACAGCCCCCGAATTGGAACATACAGCTCTTTCATAAATGCACGGCGGATCAGTCTGCACTCTTCACTTGTGCTAGCCGCACAGGGTGTTATACATCATAAGTTCAATCCCTGTGCGACTATTGATAGTATAATCTGTTTTGAAGGAAAAATCAATCAGAACATTATTTGGTGCAAAAGCCCCAAAGATTAATTCCAAGAGGCTTAATTCTTACACTTTTTTGATGTATTTTGCGGAAACAAATCCAAAATACTTTCCGGCAATGCGGATGTAGTACCAGGAACTACCGTCACTTGCCTTTTGAGTGAAATTCATAACATCAACCTTGTTTCCTTTGTTTAACGTTGGGTACTTTTTGATGTTCGGGTATTCTGCCCCAGCCCATGTGCGGACGTTCAGACTGGAAGCTGTGACCTGTCCAGTGTACAACCTCTGGTTCTTGTCTTGCTTTTTGGCGATTACTGTCGCAGTTGCGGACGTGTTTTTTACTCCGTCAACAGCAAGGTACTTCGTAGCAACCCAGCCGATTCCGATTCCAGCGACCTTGATCTTAGTCCATGCACCGGACTTTTCTCCATTGATCTCAACACGGTTTCCTTTGTTGATTTTTCCGAGAACATATCCGTTCGGGCTTTCGCGGACATACAAGTCGTCCACTGTGGAAGTGGCTGTGCCGGTTGCTTTCCAAGTTACAGTCTGTCCCTCATTTCCCCAGTCAATCCAAACATATCCGTCAATTGCAGAATCGTTGATAGCGTAGGATTTGTTGCGTACAGCTCCGCCGTTTGCCACCACGCCGGCAACACTGGAAGTGTTTCCCTCGTTGGTATATACGACACTACCATTGAAGCTGCGGACAGAGCCAACATGGGAACCGTTACGGAATATGATCAACGCACCTACTTTTGGTGATTTATGCCATGTTCCATTGCTCTTGGCGTGATTGGTGATGCTCTTGCAGTTATAGAATCCACCGCCCATAATCTGCAATGCTCTTGTGATTCCCAGAACATTAACCAGTTTCCAGAACTGATACTCTGCACACCATGGCTGAGCCTGGCAGCCCGGCTGTCCCCAGGAATTTACATCACGAGCAAATCTGGTGTAGTTGTTGTATCCAGCATTTTTCTTAAAATCATCCAGATAAGCATTACTTTTCTTTTCCAGGTATCCGCCGTTTGATGCGTAATAATCACCAAGTTCTGTGAATTTTTGTAATTTTGTTTTGCGCACTGTTGTTTCTCCTTTCTGCGTTGCTCCTCTATAGTCCTTGTAGAACACATCCATATCAACATTTCCGCTGATTCCTGATACTTTTCCATGTTCTGAATACTGCCATCCTACACCAATCGGAACTCTCAACCGTTCTTGCAATGTTCCGTTATCCAGTTCTTTTTTTGGATAGTTTGCAATCCAACAGTCGTACTGCTTCAAAGCGTCTGTCAAGTAATTCTTGTACCAATCATAATTGCAATAGATGCCAACCTTATATCCGGCTTTCTTCATTCTAGTCAGAAATGCGACTGCAATGTTCTCAATAGCCTGTTTGCCGAGTTTCCGCTGATTAGACCACTCAAGGTCATAGAACACCGGAAAATCCAGTCCTCGCCCGTTGAGTGCGGCAATCACATCCTCTGCTTCGTCAATAGCCTGTGCCGGTGTCAGAGCGTATGAATACTTGTATCCGCCGATAAGGATTCCGTTGCTCTTGCATCCTTTGTAGTTGTACTCGAATGAGCCGTCAACGCCGGTTTTCTGATGTACTCTCAAGATTGCGAATTTAATACCAGATTTAGCTACTTTCGCCCAGTCTGGTTTTCCTTGATTGGATGATACGTCAATTCCTTTAATTTCCAATTTATCAGCTCCTTTCATGAAATCATGAAACATTTTTATGAAATTTTCAAAGTCCTTAGTTAACTAAACAGGAGTAGGTTTAAATAAACTTATTTTCTATATTTCCATCTTTATCTTCACAAACGGCAACGAGTTTACTTCCACTATTTCAATAGTAAATTTTTTTGATCCTCAAATTTATATTCTCTGAATCAGCATCGACGGATACCAGGCAGTTACTATTTTGTATAAAGCACTACAACATTTAATTCTGTGTTTTTAAATCGATTGCCTTCGTAGTCAGTGACCACTATATAAGCATAAGAGTTGTACGAGTATAGCCTTGAGTAAATATTTTTATTTCCATCGGAAATATATGCTTTTGCATTAATAACGTTTTTTATTGACACTCCAGAAATTATATTATTTATGGGAATTACACCATCTTCATTTGTTGCTTTTTTGCCAACATAAGTCATCAGAGCCTTACTATTTAATTCATTAATCGCCCCCAGTACCGTCTGATTGCTCGTCTGCAAGTTGCTGATGACTGCATTGGTCAGTTTCCTGACAATCCAGTTCCAGATTCCGCTGAACGGTGAAAGCTTGTTTGTCTTCGTCACCGTATCATAAATCATCAATGTATCCGCATCTTCCGGTGTTGCTTTCTGTGGGTACTCATTAAACTTTGCCATTTTGTAATCTCCTTTCTAATTCCTTGATACGTTTCTCTTGCTCGTCAACCTTTGCACTGAGTTCCTGTATGGCTTTAATGGCGTAGTTCAGCAAGTACGGACTGTTAATCTGCTTAATGTCCATCTCACCGTTTTCGTCATATCCGCCGCCCAAAGCCAAGTTCGGGTCGATTTCTTCCAGCTCGTCCGCCACGAAGCCGATGTTCTGATGCCATCCGCCCATCTGCTCTTTCCAATCGAACTGACGGACTTTCATGCGGTTAACCGTTTCGAGAGCGTCTGTTTCACTGGCTTCGATGTTCTCCTTCAGGCGGATGTCGGAAACTTGTGAGGTTGTATATAGATAGTCTGTGCTAAATCCAGATCCACCCCATTTAGCACGGATTCCTAAACGTCTGTATGTTGCCGTGGCTCCATGTTTACTACCCGTTCCTGAAAAAAGATAGGCCACTTGCGAATCATCTGCGCTTACGGACGCTACCGGCTGTCTTTTGACTTTGCCGGATGTTTTTGCCTGATTCTCCAAGTCGTAAAACATAAGGGTTCCATCGACAGTTGCGTTTCCGCCTACGCTCAAGCTTTTGCCAATAGTTGCACTTCCATCTGTCGAAAAATTTGCTCCAAGTTCGCATCCGTCCGTGAAAAGTGAGTTCGTGTTTATTCGGACTTTGTTGTTCAAATAACGTACAATGTAGCCTTCCCATTTTTTGCTCGTATCACCTTCCATCCAGAGTTCAAGCACTTTATTTTGGACTTTCTGTGCATACAGTCCGTATTTTCCAAGCATCAGCGCATTGTAGTTGTCTGCATCTGTGTAGTCCGTATACAGTCGCAATCCGGCAGTGTTAAGAGATACCATTGGGTTTCCGGTGTTTTTGTTAAGCACGACATATCCAGTATATCCTAATCTCGATATCTGATTTCCGTCAGCATCGTAAATCTTCAGCTGACCGTTTCCGTTATTCATGCCGCCAAGACTGATAATGCCACCTTTCATGGCATTGAATGAGATAAACAGCGTCTGGTTTCCACTTTCGTCCTTTTCGTAGTACAGCCCCTTAAACTTCCCATCATCTGACAGGATATTGACTATCTGCTCCTGTGTCAGTGACGCCACATCGACCGCAACGGAATATGTCTGGTAGTCCGCAAGTTTCGTTTTCGACTGGTCAAAATACAGTGAAACCTTGAGCATGTCATGTGCCTTGAGTGACAGTCCGTTGACATTAACACTCAAACGGTCAAGTGCCGCAGTCTGTGATACCGTGAGCGATGACCATGTAGCGCCGTTGTCGGTGGATTTTTCCAGTTTCCACCATCCCTTTTGCGACTGTGCAACTTCGCCGTTTCCATCCCTGTAGAACGAATCAACTATAAGCGGCGCCGGTGTTATTTTTTTGTCTGCACCCATAAGCAACACATCCGCATTGCTCTGGAAGAAGTAAGTCCTTCCGGCAGTCCCCTGTTCGCCCTTAATCTTTGTCCAACTGTATTTTGTTGGGTCTGTGCTATCATTCGGTGTGTAATCGGTATACTGCCCGATATACAGCTTATTGACGCTATCATCCACAGAGAAGCCTGTTCTACCATCAGCGCTATTCGCGTATGCGATGTGGAAGTACGGTGTCTTTCCGTCCGCTCCCGGTGTTCCCGGTACACCCTGTGCACCATCCGCTCCCTTAATCAGTGACCAAGTGTATTTTGCCGGGTCGGTGCTGTCAGCTTCCACGAAATCCACGTACATGCCGATATATTCACGGTTTCCGTCAGATACCGAAAAGTCTTTCGTTCCATCCGCACTGTTGGCATAAGCAAGGTGCGTGTACTGTGTCTTTCCGTCTTTACCGTCTTTTCCCGGGATGCCGTTCGCTCCGTCTTTGCCGGCGTACTGTTTCGCAAGCGAAAACTGTTTCGATACGACAAGGTTATTCAGATATGCGGCTTTGATGTTCACCCATCCGCTGTCTGCGGTCAGCCCGGTGACAGTATAGGTTTTGTTTTCCTTGTCCCAACTTCCCTGTATATTCTGGGATGTCGTAATCGTATACGTACAGTTATTCGTGATATCCTGTGTACCGTACATAACGGTCGCTGTTGTGGTGCACTCCGGGAACTCTGTATAGTTGCCGTTGCTGTCAACTGGGATACCCTGATAGTCGTTATCAAGCTGCATGGTCATGTTTCTGGCTAGAGCTGCCATGTTCTCAACATCTTCAATTTTTTCATCAAGTGGTTTACCGCCGATCGTCACATAACTTCCGTCAAGGGTAACTGATCCGGTATCCATGTCTGCTTCAAATATCGCATTTCCACTTTTGTCCCTTACGATGAGCGTTCCTGCGTTAATATAATCGGCATTGATGCCCTCTGCATAGAGCAGTCTGGTTATTAATTCACCAGTCACCGCAAAACCGTAAGGATACGTCTTTCCACCGTCAACTGACACTGCAAACGCTTCCGCTGTCAGTTTCCAGATTATGTTGGATTCTGCCATGGTTGCTTTGTTGTGCATATAGTATATGATACTACCGTCCTGCTGCGGCTCTTGTGTCATATACAGACCGCTCGAGGAATTGAGTGCTTCAGCTAATCTCCGTATAGCCTCTTCTCTTGCGGATGTTTCTTTTTGCACCATCTGACGTGCCGCAACTATAGCTTTTGTGCTATTCCCGTAAAAGTCACTGCTGCCCCTGATCGGATCATCGGCCTGTGTCTTAACTGTAGTCAGACCGCCTACATTTCCGGAAACGTCTGTCAGAGGAGTAAGATACTTATTCCCTAATCGGTCGTAAGTGTACACCATGTCGCCAAACTCGACGAACGGGTTGTACACCAGATCACCCTCAAGATTCCGGAATCGTGCCCCTACAATCTGTTCACCAATGATATTTGCTACTGTCTGAAGCTGGTCGGCATCAATCAGTTCGTTCTCAAGCTCGAGGACGTACCCTTCCTCTCCGTACATGCCGGAATAGTCAGTATCAGTATCGTCGTTTGACTGCCCGTTCGTTACCTTGATTCCAGTTATGACTATATCATCACTGGAAAGCGCAGGTGGGTTCGCATAGGACATCAATCTCTGAACGTCACTGCCTGGGCCGGATGTGAGAGCCAGGAACCCCTCTGCATTAATAGTCCATCCTGGCAGAGAAGCAAAGCCGTCGGTATCAATAGACGGGCTAGCATCGCCGAAATGAATAAACCCATCTGCGTCCACGGTCGCAGCATTGTCAGATTCCATTTTTTCAAAATCCCATTTCACAAACTGTAAATTCCCGAAATAATCAATTCGGGCGTTCGCAGACTCAACCATAGCCGCATACCCGAACAACTGACGAAACGTCATACTGTCTGGAATACTTCTTATTATAATATCGCCATGGTCCATAGTTAGATTCATACCTGTGCCGACAGTCTTACAAGCATCTCTGACAAGGTTAATGAGTGACTGCGGAAGTTTCAATCCGCTAGTATATGTCTTATTTGCCTTATACATATCATCCAGTGCCGTAACATTGATGATATCCGAATACTGTTCCGGCGTAGTGACTGTATAGACCCCCTTGTCAATGGTTTCAATGATGTCTTTTGTGGCTGCCTGTGTTGCGATGATAGGGTCACCAGTGCTATCCAGAATCGGATTATAACTTTCATCTAACAGTGCGCTTACAGATTCCGGCGCCGCATGTGACGTCTGGAGCTTCAGATAAGCATGAATCTTAGCTCCGTAAAAGTTGTAGTTCTTCCACTGCTCCTGATCGTTATTAATACTCAGTGTCAGTGTCTTACAGACAGTAGCGCCGACCGGAAAACTGCTGCTTTCCGCGCAGTCGGAAAACCCGTTGTCGCCGTTCATGATATCCTTATCAATAGTCTTTTTCGTCCCGTCAGGAAAGGTGATATCCACTACCATTCTGACTGGCTCGCCAGCTTCAAGTTTTTCTCTAAATGCGTTACTTACGTTAATCACAGTGGATTCACCCCCGTCATATTAAACTCTAGTGATGATAGTATTTTTCTATCATCTGATAATTCTCCGATAGCTATATTTTGCGTCTGGCCCACATAGAACGGTGCGTCTCTCCAAGTTCCGTAATACGGCGAAAAATAATGAAGCGTAAATTTATATCCTTTCGCTACCATCTGTAAAATCTTGGTTGCTTCTGCCATTGGGATATCACTGGCCTTGTATGCATACTGCTCTACAGTAAACATCGGCGTAAAATAGCCTACGCCGTATTGTGTCCTCTGACTTGATTCCGTGTAAGTCGTGGCAAATGAGAGCGCAAGGTCTTTATCTGGTTGCCAAATGACTGTTCCGTTGATTTTGTACTTTTCCATAACACCCTCCTTTCTATGCCATCTCAAACGGGTTTCTACCGCTTGTATCTCGTCTCATCTGTGCTTCTTTCATCATCTCGTCAAACAGCGTCCTGCGATTGATCTGCGCCGTAAATCGGTAACTTCCGCCGCCTGTCTGTCGTCCTGCGGTTTCTTCCCGGACGATCTTTCTGAGTAAAGCTTCCGGCGTCTCGATGTTGTTGCCTTGCTTCTGATCGCCCAGAACTGCAAGGAACTCGCTTCGAGGCGGAATAACTGCACCTTTTGCCAGATATGGAACTGTCGGAACTCGTGGAAAAGTAGCTTTAAATCCTATGGTCTTTGAGCCGAATGGAGTCGGTACTTTCCAAGGCCCAAATGAGAACGCCGATTCAACTGCGCTAATAACCCCATTCACTTTACTGATGGCACCGTTTACAACACTTATGATATTGTTCAGAACAGACCTAATAGCATCTCTCATTCCATTAAATACATTGACTACAGTGTTTTTAGCGGATGTGAATTTATCAACAATAGCGTTCTTGATTCTTTCAGCAAAACCACTAACGGTAGACCATATAGCATTCCATTTCTGATGTGCACTGGCCTTTATGTTTCCCCAGATGGTCGTCATTTTGGTAGCTAGGACTCTGAGTTTCTTTCCAATATCCTCAACAAAACGTCTTGTTTTATTAGAAATCCAATCCCATACCTTTCCAGCCATTTCTTTGATTTTGTCCCAGTTCTTGTATAGCAAAACGCCGATTGCTATAGCTGCGCTGACCGCAAGGACAAAGACTCCACCTGGTCCGATAGCTGTTGCAATAGCTTTGATTCCACCCATGATGCCACCAGTACCAGTCATTAACGAGATAAGTCCTTTTGCGGCTGTGGCTATTCCGGACACGCTCTTGATAACGCTCGATGCCAATCCCGCAATCTTCGCCGCCGCAAATGCGCCGATCAGAGCTGCACCAAATGCCTCAACGATCGGCTGGTGTTCCGCGAGAAATGTTGCTACTTTTGACACCAGATTAATCACTGTCGGAAGCCCCACTTCAATAACCCACTTTAGCATCGGGAGAACAATGTTTTTATATATCCAATCCAGCACATTTCCGATTGCTTCAATGATCGGTGCAAAGGTACTGGTCAGGTTACTGATAGATTCTAACAATGGATAGAAGTCCAGATTTGCCGCCCATGTCGCTGTATCCTCTGCAATCTTTTCAACAAACTGCATAACTACCACAAGAGCATTTGCAATATTCTGTATAATCTGTGTTCCGACATTGTTTTTATTCCACGCATCCGCAAAACCGGATGCAATATTCCCGATAATTTTAAGAACGTTCTGAGCAATCCTCAGCATGGTTGTAAGCATCGTTGTGCCGGTGCCATTTGTCCAGACCTCTACAAGGCTTTTACCTACACTTTTGGCGAGCTTTGCGATTCCCGACAAAGCAATGTTTGCCGCGTCAATGGTGTTCTTGCCCTCTTTCTTCCAGGCGTCCTGGAATGGCTTCCAGAGCTTTTTAAGGAGCTTTGCAAGCTTTTCGGCTGATTTGCTCATCTTATCCAGAGCGGTTTCGCCCTCAGCTACCTTTCCATAGTCAACGTTCCCGACAGCTCCAGCCAGACCACCAGAGCTTCCTCCTGACCCTGTTCCTGATGACGGAGTTTTACTTGCTGTTGATGATGTATCCTGTGTAGAATACCGATTAATCTCATCAAGTGGGCTAAGATATCCTTTCGCCGCTTTTGCCGCATCTTTTGTCGCATCGGCTACATCTTCTGTAGAATCTGCTAACTTGCCGGCATTGTCTGCTGCCTGTCCGTAAGCATCTGCCGTATCCTGCACACCACTTGCATCGCCTGTGAGACCTGCTCCACTTCCGCTTGTCTGACCTGATGATTTCTTTCCAGTGATAAGCTCCGTGAAGCTTTTGAAAGCATTCGCCAGAGTCGCCAGCTTACCAAGAAGAATATTGATCACTTTCAGAACAGGCGTGAAAATATTAATCAATCCCTGTCCGACTGTTGCCTTGAGAGACTGTAACTGCAATTGCATAACTCGTACCTGGTTCGCCCAGCTGTCAGAAGTACGAATAAAGTCTCCAGATGCAGCTGATAACTGTTTCTGCACAAAAGCCAGACGGAGAGCAACCTTCTCCTGTTCGGTCATTTCAGATGTGGTTTTTCCGTAGCCATTTGCAAGTGCATACTGGTCAAGTGCGCTTTGCGTAAGGACCACGCCCAAATCTTTCAGCGTTTCCGTTTCGCCCGTAAACACTGATTTCAGCTTGATATAAGCCAAGTCCTGACTGATGTTGTAGAATGATGCCACATCACCAGTCAGCTGTGTCAGGGCCGTTGACATGTCGTAAGCCTGTGCTTCTGAGAATCCGAACGACTTAGACATTGCTCCGAACGTGCCGACATACCGTTTTGCCATTGTCTCTGATAGTCCGGCTGAGGTCATAGCATTCTTTGCAAATTCATTGACCTTATTCGACATTGTGGTAAATGTAACATCAACCACGTTTTGCACTTCTGCGAGATCGGAACCAAGTTCTATAGACTCTTTACCAAACTGAATTAGCTTGCCAACAGCAAATGCAGAACCAACTAAAAAACCAATTCGCTTTACTATCGTTCCTAATCCTTCAAACTGACGGCCTAAAAGATTTACTTTTCGACTTGCACCGGAAATGTCCATTTTATTAAATGAGTTAGAAACCGTGGTGCCTGTTTTTTTTGCCGAATTCCCCATTTTGTCCATAGAGTTTTCGACTTTTTCTGATTTTTGCTGTAAAGATTGAAACGAATCTTCGAATTTTTCAAATCCATCGTGAAATATGCTATTAATATTTGCATTTATTTCCTTGACCGAGTTTGCTAAATCTTTAAATGCCGCTTGTACTTCTTTGACACCAGACGATATTCCGTCAGTATCTATTCTGGTATCAATGATAATTGAGCCATCAGCAGCCATGCGTCCACCTCCTAACTATTTGAGGTTCAACATCTCATTCAGCGCATCCTTGTACGCTTGCTCCTCATCGCTGAGACGTGTTTTTATATCAATAATGTTCTTATTTTCTTGATAGAATTTCTTTTCCCATTTATCGAGCTTTTCGCCCTTTGCTTTTTTCGACCGGATTCCAACAACTGTGTTAAACAGGCACTCTCCAGACTCCATGAAATATCCAAAGAATGTCCACCAGTGCATATATGGCACTGCTCTGATTTCTTTACCGGCAACCTTGTTTACCGCCGGAACAATCATATCTCCGTCCTGTTCCCAGTCCATCAAACGGGGTTTTGGGCGGTTCGGATTATCGTCAGACTGTCCGCAGTCGATGAACTCATAAGCTTTTTGAAGAGCTTCGCTTAAATTTTCTTCTGGTATCTCCCACCATTTTTCGTACATTATCTGAACAGCAATTATTGCTTTCGCTTCATTGCTAAAATCCGGATTTCCAAGAGCGATTAATATGCCTATTATTTTTCGAAAATCCGTTCTGATAGAAAAATCCACCCCACTTATGTTCAGTGAGGTGGGTAGCTCATAGGCGGTCATTTTGTATATTTCTCCACGTACTTATTGACTGCTGCCTGCATTTTCTTTTTTCTCTTTTCGATTTCCGGCGCAATTGCTTCTGCGATCTTATCCAAAACGATATAAGCGAACACCTGACCATTGCCGAATACGGTAGTTGCGGTAATTGGTTCTTTGAACAGGTCTTTTGATGCTTCATATCCGAGCAGATAGTTGATTTTGTCTTCGATCTGTTTATTAAGTTCAGCCATTTCTTTGCCGGAAGTGACTTTCTGAATGGAATCTTTGAGCTGCTCAAAATATTCTGTCAGTTCTTCTGCACGTGCTGCTACATTAATGTCCGTCGGATTAAGTTTGAAAGATGAAAAAACTTCGTCTTCGTTATTTGTGAATGTAAAAATGAGAATTCCATCATCAATTTTGGTGTTAATTATTTTTGCCATTTAGCGCGCCCTCCTTGTATATGTGTTTATTCACTGTCGGCTGTGAACGTACCGGAACTGATATCAAATTTTCCTTTTGTACGTTCTCCAACATAGTTCACGGTAAATGGAATCTGATAGCCGGATGTATCGCCGCCGTAAGAGGTCGGCACAACATAGCAATCCTGCTGGTATGCTTCATACTTGCCTGCTGTGGCTTCTGTCCAGAGATGAACCTCGACTGCTTTTGTTTTGAGGTTATCGTCTTTGAGGCGTCCGTCCACAATCTTCTGTAATGCTCCGAACAGATCAGAAGTAGTGTCTGCATAGAACGGATCAGCGTCAGAAGAAACTTCATAGCCATTGTGTTTGAATGTGGATTCTCCGAGAATGTTCTTAGATGTTTCAGTGTCTGGATTGAGTTCTACGTTATACTCTTCCAGGTCCTTTCCAAGACGCTCATATTTTGGCGTTAGCCCTCCGCAGAGGGAACCTGCATCAATATAATGAGCCATGTATTTACGGTCAATTTTGCCTGTAACTGCCATAGAAATGTCCTTTCTGCCTATAACTTTTAAAAGGCTGTGTAGGTTAGCGACTATCTCCAATTGATAGCCGGTTGTTACTTGTTATATTACTTCATAAGTATTTTCGTAGCGTACTGATAACGGCAATAGCCAATCCTGTACACCGTTCTCCTGTGGTTCTAAACCGTAGGAATTATCACGGGTGATACGTTTTATTACTCGCCCCTGTGAAAGCTCTGGAAACGCATTTAAGCGCGTCTCAGAGTCATTTATGACAACTGGTTCCCGGCATATCCATTTACCGAGACTGTCCAGAAACTTCTGAACAGATAACTTCTGCCGTTCTTTGTCGGATGCCGTGCGGTAAACCACATAAAATGGGTACTGGCACACCTGATGCATTACTCCGCACACATCTTCCTTTTCTGAATAGATCAAAGCTCCGTTATCTGCTGAGAATGCAATTCCCGATTCCTTGCCAAGTTCCTCAAATTTGATTGTTTCACTTTCGTATAGCCCTGGATACTGGTTCAGAAGTGCTTTCATGGCATCTGTCAGAATCTCATATCCGGTTGCATCTTTGCCAATTGGCTTATCTGCCATGTCTGCCACCTCCTGCCTGTGCTTTTACTTTGCGAATCCATGTACTGCCGTATTGTCGTTTTGCGGCATCAAACCAATGGGCTTGTGCCCGTGGGTGCGCTTGTTTGGTGTATTCAAGATTCTCTTTTGCCGCTGTCTGACCGGAATACTGACTAACAAGTACTTTTTTTGCTCCACGTCTTGCATAAGGGCTTCCGGTTGATTCGTCAACCATGGTTTTACCCTCATACAAAAAACGTCCATAAGGTGCCGCCGCTGCGCATACTTTCCCAGTTCCTTGCAAGGATGTACTCTCAACTCTTGTTCGGTTGATAAAGTCCCCTGTAATCATCGGCATAAACGGCACCATACTGTCCATGACCATTCCATCAAGGAGATACTGTGCTTCCTGGTACTGCCTTGAAAAACGACTCATATTCAGATTAACTTTCATGTCTCCATCAACGATAGTAAAACCTTTAAAATGCTTTGTTCTGCTCATGCTATTTACCAAGAATTTCAAAGTGTGGAATCAGGCTGTACGGTCCACCCACGCTTGTGATTTTGAATACATTGTCTTTATTTTGATTCATGTACTGGTAGAATCCATTTCGATAATCACTTTCAGTTACTATTCCGCCAGTCCACTCACCCTCCCAGAAGAACGATTCATCTGAGAATGTAATCGTATCCTCCAGAGCGTTGTTAATCTGCCTTTTCCACTCTTTAGGTGGCACCCATGGGAGAATCTTACCATTCCTGTCAGCAATGGTTATATCGCCGTTCTGGACAGTATAATGGATGTGTAACTGTGCGTTGTCAGTTGCGTCTGGCCCGTACTTCTTAAGGATCGCCCCCTTGTCCGCAATAAGGTCAACGCCAGATAAAACATGAGGATACCAGTACGCATCTCTAGTTGTTGGACTCTCATAATAATTGAAAATCGTCACTGTTTTTTCGTACATGATACCCTCCTATCCTTCACATATTGCTTTTGAAAATCTATCAGAGAATGATTTTATTCGGACAATATTGCCTTTACACTCTTCCGGCATTTTCCCATAAAAGATAATGCTTTCTGGGTGCAATTTCTCAATCATGGCATTGTAACCAGAAAGAAACAGTTCTTTCTTTTTCTTTCCATTCATGCAACCAACAGAAGATACTGCCACCGTTCTGCCCTCTGGTTCTCCATCGAAACACCAATCGTAAGAATCCGGTGTACTCCATGAGATTGTCGGAATCACACGGCAACCGTACTCTTGGAGATATGCCCCAATCCAGTGCTTGCGATAATGATTATAAATCTGGATAGCTTTAGGGAAATCGGTGTAGGTACTAAAATCCGGTGTCAGAATATATCGAAACTGGATTAGCTTATCAACATACCTGTCTGGATTTCTCCATAATGCGTCAAACTGGTAGTCATCCAAGAAGAAATGAACCGCTTTCCCTTCTGGATTACTGCATTTCCCTCTTGCATAATTGAAGCCAATGAACTCGCATTCCCCTTCGAATGTTTCCGGGTATATCTGCGGTATGCCGTATTCACCAACGCCGGGAAAGATACGGCGGTTTAGATTTTCGTAGGCCATGCTGGTTAACTTATCCGCCATACGCTACCTTCTCCGTCTGCGTCTGCGGCTCGCACGATTCACTTTTGCATCTGCTCTCGATCCACTGGATAGCGCTCTATTGGATGCTGTTTCTTTGTCCAAGAACGTATTCGTTGCCTTACGGTCGGCATTATACGCTTTTTGGTCTTTCCTTCTCTCAAACCCGGAGATACTTTTCACAGTAGCGCCGTTGGATACCGCCCTTTTTCTGAACTCGCTTGCTGACATGTTCATTGGGGTAGGCTGCGGTGCGCCGCCAATCCCAACCTGATAGTAATGCTGTCCGTTTTTACTTGAGAAATAGTACCTCGTTGTTTCACCGTTTCTGGTTACATCGAAACCGCTACTTCCGCCGGAACCAATGCCGCTACTTCCGCCACGTCCGCCCATAAAATCACTCTTTCATAATATTCTGTTTAATCAGCTGATTCACGCCAGTGGCCGACAATCCATTAAACATACCGACTGCAACCGCCGTTATATAGTCCGTTGCCGGGAAGTCCGGGATAACTCCCATTCCGACTGCTCCAAGAATCCCGCCAATAACCGCCATGATCACCGGAATCCATTCATCAGAGATTCTTTTTGATGCCTTACAGCCCATTCCTACGATGTAGCAAATCATAACGATTGCTATACATGAGCCAAGTGTTGAAATGTCCATTATTCAGATGCCTCCTTAAATTCTTCTTCAAACTCATCCTTTACCATTGTATCGAAATATCCTTCTTCATCATGCAAGACGTAGTCTCCAGGCTCTACGAGTACCGAATCAACTCTTTCGCCATCTCTAAATAGAGCAGGATATGTAGAAATCTCAATGTGTGGTGAGTTAAGCCTGTTATTAATTTTTGCCGAATTTCCAACAAACTTTTCGATTTGAGCGATGCTCTCAGAAGTAGCAAAACACTGAATAGCTTCAACTATAGTCGGTTTTATTCGTACATATTTCATACTCACACCCCCGTATTCAATACTGGTATTCACATCAATTCAAGTTCATTGAATGCTTTAAAAATTTTCGGCGACTGAATAGCAAACCAGTCAACCATCTCTTCGTTGATTGCCCAGTTATCACAAGCTCCCGAGTTTGTATCAAGCCCCGACTCACACAGGAAAGCATGAATAATCTCATGCCGTACAACCTGCTTTTTGTACTCTTCCATATTCTTTTTCGAACCTGGCATATCCTGTTGTGACTTCATGTCATCAACGATGATCTCTCTTGTGGAAGAATCTGTATATCCATCCATGTCTTCCAAGTTAGGATATTCTTCTACTGTTCCAAACTTTACTGTCCATTCAGAGCCTAAGATATTAAATTTAAAGTCCTGCATAAAGTATTGGTACTCCATCATCCGTCCTTACTCCCATCAGAAGCGGCAAAGCCGTCTTGTAAAGTAAGTCATTCGTTTTCTGTATATCTCCGGCGGCGGCATACACTGCACTCCATTCCTTTGCACCTGATGCTTTCTGCTGTGGCGTTGCATAAGAGATGGATTCACTGCCAGAGGATACAGATGTTACAATGCCTGTTGATTTGCCACCGACATTTGTGTCGGTCACATTTGCGGATGCCTGATTGATAGCATTCTTTTCAGCAAGCTCAATCTGATACATTAATTCAGCTAATGAACAGACCGCCTTTTTGATACGCTTCTGTGAGCGTTCATTTTCCGGCAGCCCGTCCACCAACCTATCAAACGTCATTGTGTCCACAAAATCACTGGCTCTTTCCGCCAGACGTGAAAAGTCGGTTTCCGGCACGACCGAACCGAAGTATGAAGTTGTGTAAAATTCATAATCTGCATAAGCCATGCCAGTTACCTCCTACATTTATGATTTCGCTGTTACGCTTGTACTTCCGGCGTTCAGTGCCTTGTATGTTCCATCGCACTCAACCACTGTAATCTTCTGTCCGGTTGCTGCCTTAATGTCAGCTTTTCCGTCCCATGTAGTCCAGTTTCTGAGATTCTGTCCATATCCGACAGTTACTGCTTCTGCTGCAACTTTGTATTTATATACGTTGTTGGCATTTTCCTTAGCCGGATTTACAGTGATTTTTGTATCGCCACTTGCTGTTCCAGCCGCAGATGTTACTGTCAAAGTGCCAAGCGTTGGTGTTTCATCAATGGTGATTACTGCGATTGCATCAATGTATTCTGCAAAAAGAGTCAGTCCCATAACTGCGAACGCTTCGGACACTGCTGTGTGGTAGTTACCCTGTGTATGGAATCCGATCAGGTTTGTTTCGCCGGAAACGGTATACACCAGACCAGCTCTCGCAAAGTCAGATTCATTCGGGTCTACATAGTAAAGCACGATGTTCTCAACGGGGGTGGCAATAACCTGTCCTCTCGGGATTTCGCTGTCAGACAGTAAGAAGATTGTGTTAAATCCCATGAAGTCCTTCATATACTGGAATCCGAACTGGTTCTGAATAGTGATCTCAGCTGCTCCGAGGTATTCATATACGTCCAGAATGTTCACAAATCCAACGGCGCCAGTCACATTTCTGTGCATCTGCTTGAATTTGTTTTCTACACGGCCTTTAGCCATTGCCAGAGCCATCTGGAATGTAGTTTCTGTGGAAGTAAGTGTACCGGTTTTCAGATAATCATAGAATCTGCCGGTAACGTCAGTCTGAAGCTGGAAAAGGAATTCATCATCAGTCATCTGAACAGCGTTCTCATAACCGTGATCCTTGATTGCTTCGATAGATACAGCCTTTGCGTACTTTTCAATAGTCATTTCCGCATAGGTCTTTTCTTTTACAGTAAACTTGCTGTAAGGGATTTCCTCACCCTCACCAACATTTCCGCTCTGCAAAGTACCCTCTGCGTATTTGGACTTGAGTACAGCACCCGGCTGTTTTTTGATAGGTCTCATGATGCCCAGAATATCACGTAAGTGCTGCCAGTTTCTTTCGAATCTGGTTACAAAGTCAATCTCACGCGCTGTGACCTGAATATCATTATTCATAATAAGATTAGCTTTTGCTGCCATAAAAAATCCTTTCTACCCATAATTGTTAAGGTATTGGGTTAGCGACTATACTCTGGTGTATAGTCGGTGTAAAAAATCACTGGAATAACTGGATATTCTGAGCAATTGCAGCCTGTCTTTCGGACGGGTCTTTGATTGCTTCGATATCTTTCTTAGTCATACTTCCCGGTGTCTGCTGCTGTCCAACGCGAGTGGTAAATCTTGCCTGGTTCTGCTGAGCCTGCTGCTGAGATTCATCCACAAAAGCGGATGCGTCAGACTGTTTCATCTGCTCAATCAGATCATTTAATCCGAGAATTTTGCCGTCTTTCAGTTTGAGGCCTGCTTCTTTAATGTCTGCCATAACAGACTTCTTTGCCGCTTCGCTTGAAAATTTAACATCATCGAGTGCCGCTTTGAGTGCATCTGAAAAATCACGGTCGTAGATTTTTGCATTAAACTCTTTTTCTGCATCCTCGGCTTTCTTCTTCCATTCAGCAAGCTCTGTCTGAATGTTTGCCGGGTCGATACCGTCAAAGCCTTTTAAGGTCTCCTCTGCTGCCTCAGCACGTTCTTTCCAGCCATCACGCTCTCCTTCGACTTTCGACAGAGTTTTTGCTACTTCCTTTGCATTTTTGTAATGCTCGGAGAGCGCCTTCTTTACATCTGCCTGCTTGTCTCCTGGGATTTCAATTCCAAATGATTTAAGTGTGTCAATAAGTTTCTGCATATACATCCTCCTGGTCGTGTTTATTGACCTGCCGCCGCAGGTAAATGGATTAAGCCAGTTAGACCACTGGCAAGGTAATTACAGGAGACGGATTCGAACCGCCGTTCTCAAGGGTATGAACCTTGTGAGATTCCGCTTCTCCATCCTGCGATGTACATATCTGGAAGAACCATTTCAGCACGTTCACTTATTGCCTACTTTAAGGGAGACCACTTTACAATCCGATAGGCAGCAAACATGTCCGGAACTCGGAATTACATTCCCATGCGCCGCCCTGCGCTATTCCCACGCCAAACTTTCAGGCTCCAGATAAGTGGAATGGCAGGAATCGAACCTGCGACGCTAGCTTATACGTTGCTCTACCACTGAGCTACATTCCATTAACCCGGATTCCCGGGTTAGCAAGGTATTTATCGTGTTATGCCTACCACGAGTTGTTTCGGGCATCCGTCTGCCCATTTACCTTTTACAAGGAGGTGCGTACTGTCTACATGATCGCATAGACAGCGATGGTACGTGTCGGAAATTGCATCCGCTTTTCAACCTCCAGATTCCGCCCGAATCTGTTTCTGTTAAGGACACGCACCCGTGAAAGGAGGAATCAATGAAAAAATGTCTATGTCAAGTGGCGTCAACCACTTACGAATCTTCCCTATGAATATATTTTACCACAAAGTATCCAAAAAGTTGTGGTACATGTTTTAGCTAATTAGAGCATATCCCGGAGCTTTTCCACGTATCTCTTGACAAGATCACGTTCTTCCCGGCACTCTGCATCCTTGGACATATCGCTCATTTCTGTTGTAAGTTCGTCCAGATGTTCTTCCAGAGCGGCAAGCATCTTCCTCTTGCAGTCTTCAGACTTGCCGGAACGATAGCTTTGTTTCTGCGTCATGTAATCGTCATAAGCATCCCGTCCATCAGAACGGCTGTAATGCCCTCTGACGTAATGTTCCCCACGTCTGGCATAAGAACTGCCCCGATCGTAATCCGGCATCATTCTGCCGTCATTTGAACTGTATCTCCCCATGCTGTCGCGCTTTCTTCCGCGTTCGCTGTAATCGTCATTGTATCCGCTACGCATTTCATCAAGGACAGCGTTGTAATACTCCACTTTCTTATCCCAGTACTGCGTATTCTTGATATCTTTGTACATGTCAATCAGCTTATATGTCATATCCAGATTTCCAGTGGTCAGCCCACTGTCAGCAATTTTGGACAGTTCGTCTTCAATTCTTGCACATAAATCCTTGATATCTCTCATAACTGCACCTCCTACGCTTCTCTGGTCACAACAATGTTTGCGTTCGCAACAGAAATAGCCTGATCACTGGTATTTTCTACTGCAATATTAACACAACATCCGCGAGGTACATCAATATAGATACCAGAGGACACATTGTTATACTGGTCTACTGCTGCCGGTGTGGAAATCATCTGTGAAGATAATACAGGCTCGCCAGAGATTGCAATAGCCAGAGAAATAGCTCCGACAGTGCCGCCTGTTGGAATTGCGATATTGCCAGAAAAATCCACGAAGAATCTCGCTTTGCACTGATTAGTCAGTCCTCTCAGCGTAATAATTCCGCTTCCCTCTCTGTGCTGAATACAGTTAGAACCTTTAACTGCTGTGTTTGAAAATACTACGTTTCCATTTGCTGCTACAGTCTGAGCAGCTACATTTGTGAATTCTGCCATAAAAATACTCCTTTCATATCACAAAAGGACAGGTCTCAGCCTGCCCCTCTGTGTAATACGGCATAAGCCGACATCCGAAATCAATCGAAAGATACTCTCGATATGAAGTTATCAGCAATTACATCCAGTGTTGCATCCGCATCCGTAATATGTGTTCGGGTTTGGAACCTGATATGCCGGGATCGGTGCTGGATTGATCGCATTAATAAGCTGCTGTGTCTGTGAAGCCATTGCAGTTGTGAGTAATGCACTCTGGCGATCCTGAGAAGCGGCACGTCTGAGGTCGTTATTTTCAGCCTGTAAGTTGGAAATCTTCTCGTTGCACAGGTAATCAAGGATTGCCCTTGTTCCGGCGTTCTGGCTGTCGATAATGTCTCTTGTGTTACTGTTCATGGTGTTCTGCAATGCACAGGTATTCTGTGCCATATTGTAGTTTACGCCCTGGATTGCTTCCCTTGTTTCACAGCAGCAGTTTGCAAGCTGTGCCTGGAGCGCATTGGTATTCTGCATATTCGCTACAGTATCGGCATTAATAGCCTGCTGGATGCCAAAGCCGGTCTGCATGATGTTTGTGTTGATTCCATTAAATCCGGTAAGCATACCGTTATTCATGGCATAGAAGCCATCACACAGGCCGCTATTGATTCCGTCAAGCTTGCTGATTACAGCGGAATTGTCGAATCCTCTCTGAATATCCGCCTGAGTAGCTGCTGTAGCTACATATCCGCCGCCATTTCCATTGTTGCCCCATCCGTTGTTTCCCCATCCGCAAAATGCGAACAAGAAAAGCACGATAAGCCACCATGCGCCATCTCCGCCAAACATTCCATCATTTCTGTTGTTCCCGGTCAAAAGAGCAACGTCCGATGCTGTTAAATTTCCATCCATAGTTATATCTCCTTTTTGTGTATTTACATCAATCTGGCCAGATTGTAATGTACTATTTCATGTTATTCAGCAGATTTTGGAACTGCCCTGCCATCTGCTGAACCTGATTAAGCTGCTGTTGGGAAATCTTCCCAGACTGTAGCATCTTCTCAACTTCTGCTTTTGGGTCTCCCTTAAAATTCTGTTTAAACTGCATAAACTGCTGCATCATCTGCATTGGCCCGTTTCCCTGCGGTATCCCGCCACCAAGTGCATTAAATAATGGATTACTCATCTGCGTTTCCTCCCTTGACCGCTGATTCCTGCACGGCATTAGCTCTAACAGGTTCAGAAAAAGAATTTAATCGGTTTATGATAGCTTCGTATTTGCCCTTTAAATCGTCATATTCCTGTCTGGTGACGTATTTACTATCCATGTTCTGAACAGGCTGTTTAGGTGGCATCTGAGTGCCTACCTCATGGTATTCAAATGTTCGTAATGGCTGTGGCATACCAGAAACGTCTGTGGATTTTATATAAAATTTCTCTGATTCTGAATCCATCAGTAAAACGCTTGTCCCGGGTGCTACCAGATAGGATTTTGCGCCGACTTCACCGGATACCCACAGGATGCCATTATTATTCTGTTGAGATTGCTGTACTGGTTGAGCTGGCATCTGGACAGGCTGTTGCTGGAACTGATTCATTTGCCCCGGAACACCAAAACTATATTGATACGGATTGTTATATAATGCCATCTTATGCACCGCCTTTCTGATTATATTTTTGCATGGAAATCAATTTTAAAACAGTTCAAAAAAGTATCATAAAAGTATTGTGCAATAACGCACATAGATTTATAATTGAAGAAAAAGGAGGAATTAACATGACAACAGAAGCGCAGAAAAGAGCGGTAAGGAAGTATGAAAACAATAACTATAGACTAAACATTGTTTTCCCAAGAGGAACTAAAGAGAGGATTGAAAAGCTCGACCTCGGCAAGAGCAACAGTGCCTTTATCCGGGATGTTGTTCTGTCAGAACTCGACAGACTAGAAAAAAAATAAAAATAACGCACATATACGCTTGACATATAACGCACATAGACGTATAATAAAGACAGTTAAAGAAGACAAACACACAGCCCCAGAAGGGGCGGATCAGGAGGGGTGAAATGAAAAATACAGAGGCTGGAAAAGCTACAAGAAGGGTACAACTTAAAAACATGCCGTTCGATCGTTTCGAGGACGGCGTTGGATTCATCCACGCAACCGGATATGATTGCCTTGTAGACGGTCAGTGGATGACCGAATACGAAGATAACATCTTTGAGGACGCTGCCGGATGTTCCTACGAGGTTGAGCCGGAAGAGGAGCCGGAGTGGACGGAAGAAGACGAGGCACAATGGGCTGAAACTTTCAAGCCGTATCCGGGATTTGAAGAATAGAACAAGGAGGGGAAAGAAATGAGAATCAACGGAATCGGAGTTGTTAGCAAGAAAGAAGCAATGTCCATCTTGACAAAAGAAGGACGGGAAGAAGTTAAAAACGGTGGAATCACCGTAGAAGAGCTTGGAGAAATGTACAAGCTCGAGCAGGTCAAAAAAGCCTGCAAGATAGGAAAGTGTCGTGATACTTTTGCGGCCAACTACAGCCGTATCCCGGACAGCTTAAAAGAAAAGCTTACGCCGCAGGAACTGGCGGAGCTTATGCCGGATCAGAAACGGAAGAATTTAAAAAGCGTTTTCCCGTCCGAGTGAAAAACGGCCCGGGGTTTACAGGCTGGGTTAATACGCCGGTTTTAGTTGATTTTGTCGCAGATTTGAATTTGCGTTTGCACATTCAACCAAAAAGCGAAAAAGAAGTTGACGTAATTTACAAAATGCTGAAGTATCCGAGACGGTTTCCAAACCTGGGCCGGCATGAGGATTTGTTGAGAATTGACAAGATCGAAGTTGTTGACATTTTGTCACCGAAAAAAGTAGTGCTGAGTTTGCCAGCTTATGCACCGGTACTTCCGGGAATCTCCGGCACCGTTTACACACTGCACAAAAAATATACGGTAGACAGAGAACGGCGAATTTTTGAAGATGTAAAAACAGTGCATCTTGACGCAGGGCAAGAAGTCACAGCCGAAATTGACAGCTGCGGAAACCCGGTGTTTTTAATGTGATTATTGACAGCTGATTATAATTAGATTATTATATTTATAACGTCATTTTTGACGAATGTAAAATTAGAGTGTTAGTTATTGACTAACGGAATAATTAATAGATCCATCGTGGAACAGGTGGAAAACGCCTGAATGTAAAATTAGACTGTTAGCTATTAAGCTAATACCCGAAATTAATAGCCCCATTGTGGAAAAGAAAAAAGCCCTTGGATAAGATCCGGGGCTTTTATCGTATCAGCATACTTTAATTATTTTATTATTTACTCTCCGGCTCAACCGTTTCGCCGTGGATATGCTCACATTCATCTGTTCAGCACAGTATTCAAGAGTGCGTTCCTGGCATCTCAGCCGGAACAGCTTTTCTTCATCCGGTGTAAAATTACACTCTATCAAGAACCTGTCTATATCTTTCTTTGTGAACACATATAATTTCATGAGCATACCCCTTACTAGTGCTAACGTTGATTCTGTGCAAGATACTCCGTGAGCTTCTGTTTTGTTTTTTTTAACTCCTCGACATTGTTCCCACTGATTTGGCTATCCAGCATAGTCGATAACACTTCCAGAATTAATGAGTCACGTTCTGCAATTCTCTGAAGGCTTTCATAATCTCGTCTATCATGTTCCTCCAGTGTCTCTACTCGCTTATTAAGTCGGAATGCCGGTGTAATCCATTTAAAGATTACAGCTGCCGCCCCTCCGACAATAGACACCCCTCCGCAGATAGAGAGGAAAATCTGTATAAATTCTGATATGCTCATTTATTCTCCTTTTCCCAGTAATATACCGGGATTTCATTACCGGAATCCCATGTATCGTAATATTTTCCGTTCTGTGCCGTCACCACATGGCCATCTATGCAGAGGATATACGTGCCTATCGGATGGTCTGTGCAAAAGTCGTTGACTGTATAGATATATCGTTCTGATTGTTCTATCAGCTTGCGCCTGTACCCATGCTTATAAAGATACGCTCCCCAAACGTAATTAGCTGATGGCATATCTGACAGAGTACATGCCTGTACCATTAATCCAGCGAATACCGTTTCCCAGTCGAACCCGGTTGCTTTACATATTGCCCGGACAGCACAATCTCCGACTCGATTACCGGCAGGATTCGGATTGTAAAATTCCCATCTGTCCATCAGTTAATCCCCTTTGCTGTTTTATATCGTTTTGCCGCTCCTCTGGCTTTTGCAGCGTTCTGGCGGTTCCACTTAGCAATCATGAGCCGGTCTTGCAGTTCTCTTAGATCATTGTCTTTGCAGTACTCTTTGTATGCAGCATTTTGTTTCTGCAAAAGATAAGACTTCCTGTCAAGGTCTTGCTGTAATGCGAATTTTACCTGTTCGTCCTTACAGTTATCAACCGCCGCTTGCATTCCAAGGACTTCACGCTTTGTTTTGCGGATTCTTCGCTCATAAGCACGTTGCCGCTGTTCTTTTTCATACTGCTTTCCCTTGTCGGCTTTGTCCTGCGCTGATAGCTCTGTATAGGGATTAAATTCTCCATCACTGGCTCCAAAACTATGCCGACAGTTGACCCCTGACAGTCCACTTGCCGTTCCATATCCAGTCAATGAGAACGGTGGAAATTTCTTGCTCTTGCCAGAACGAGAGTATATCTTTCCTTGCCACCATGAGTGATTTCCGGGATTCTGACCGCCGTCACCTGTTCTGGCTCCCATGTGGGCACTGACCAGAACTAAATCCCAGTCCATTTCTTCCATGCGTCTTAGGGATATATCTCCAGTAGCCTGAGCCACGCCAGTTCTGACAGAACGTGCGACTGCTGTTTCGATCGTGTCTTTTCTGCCAGATGGATATGTGACCGTAACGCCATCACTCACAACGTTATTAACTGCCTCTTTGATGGCTTGCGTATACCCAACCGCCCCAGCCATTACATGGTTATACGCAAGGTCGCACTGCTCAATATAGAGCCTTTGAGCGACGCTTGCAGTCGTTCTTGTGAAGTTCTTCCACTCACCCATAGTCGCAAGCATATTTCGCTCCATGAGCCTTATCATAGTTGGGGACTGTTCGAGCGGTACAGGACTTAATCCTGCCACCTTGTATATCTTGTCATCGTAGTTCATCGCAGTGATTCCGGCATCTTCGAACGCTTCAAGAAGTTCTTGCTGTTCACGTTCGGTGTATTTGGATAATTCTGCCAGAATGTCTTCTAACAGCTCACCAGATTCCTGTAGTGTTCTGATTCTCCACGCATCGGCATTAGTCAGAATATAATCTTCACCTCTGCCGATTCTTGACATCATTCTCGACACGATCTCAGAGGTGATATACTGATGCAGTTCTTCCGCAATCTGTTCACTGCCCTCTGTTATCCGGCGTAAATATTCTGGGCTTAACATAATTACTCATCTCCAAACAGTTTTGGTTCGTCTGGCTGGGCTTCTTTAACCATTGCTACCGCCTCGTCTTTCGTCATTCCTTCGAACTTCACGAAATACATCCATGCCGGAACTTTACCAGTCGTCACATACTGCCACCATCTAGCACGGTCGTTTTCACGCACATATAGGATGTCTCCGAAATCATAATTGACTTCATAAGCCCCAACCGGTGCAAGTCCGTACAGATCAGCATAAACGTTCAGCGCGTAGATTACTTCATCCAGACAAGATTCCAACTTATCCCTTACATCCTTGATGAACTGCACTGTCCTCTGCTGTTCTGCTTCTACTCCTGTGGCTGTCTGTATACCGCTAGATTCGTTAAAAACAAAGTATCCGTTGGAGAATCCAATCTTGTACCCTAACTGGCTTAAAATGGCGTTTATGCCGCTTATACGGGTATCTGTGTTGAGAATTGGATTGATTTCCTGATAGAACTCTTTTTCATCCTGTCCGAATACGTTTTTCACATAATCTGGCAAACTCATTTCTGAGCATCTATGTTCCATTGCCTGTGGTGTCATAGCGGAGACAGGTGAACCGCTCGGCATCAACAATCTGTCATCTGCCAGAACAGTCCGCTTAGAATCAAGGATTTCTTTTGCGTTCCTGCTGTATGCAATGTCGAGGTCTTTTAGCTCTTCAATGGCTTCTGCAAATATTGGCAAGCCAAGTGGTGTACTGATATCTACATTATTCGCCTGTGGTGTCCGCAACACTCCATATAGCGGTCCATCCAGCTTCTCACCATTCGCTTTGAGTATCGGTGGCGTATCTGCCATTAGGTCAGCCCACTTTGTCTGTTTAAGGTCAATCTTGTCTCCGATGCTTTGAGGAGATTTTGATACATAGGCTCTGTTAGAAACATAATACGGATAGGTTGTCACTCCGTCCACTGTTGTCTCAACAAACCTGTGATATTCGAGCCTTGTGTAGTATTTTCTACCAACAGTATAAGAGTCCTTAAATATAATCCCTTTGATCTCCTGATTATCGTAATCCACAATCATCACATCTGCCGGAGTGAATACGTCAAGGCTCTCGCCGTTTGGCTTGATAAATACTGTTCCGTAAGCACAGCCGTATTCTACCCAGTGCCGAATCTGGAAATATACCTTGTCAATCTGCTCCTGCAACCATGTTGCCCTTGCAGAACCATCAATCTGAATGCCGATCGCCAGTGTTGCGAGCCGAGCTGTCTCTGAGCAGACAGATTTAGCGAAGTTAATCGTCTTGATATTATTCTTATCATCTAGCCATTCCGGTACGCCCCTGTAGATGTTCGCACACCGGTTAATCAGCGCTTCCATTTCCGGAAATTCTGCCGCCTGGATATTAAAGTCCTCTTCGGCTTGTTTTTTGAAAATCATGTTAAACCACCTTTTTAGTGTTGTTATAAGTCCCATTTAATCTACCTTTTAAAATCCATCCATCTTACAGAAGTATCTCGCACAATAATGTCTTCATATTCTACAACTTTTAAGATTTCGTTAATGTCAGATGATCCATATATTTTTAAACCGATGCTTAAGAATTTATTTATTTTATCTGAAAAGTACCTATCTAACATTTTATGCACTGTGCCCCCTTCTCATGGACAATGGACTTGTCGCATACCTGAGAGAATCTATCCAGTGATCGTTACCATCTGGATAATCTGCGATAACTTCTCCATTGCTATCTACTTCATGTTCATAATTGATAATTTCCTTGTATGCTCTAGGCGTTCGTGCCGGATCAATGACTAATGTTCGGCACTGTAACCACTCAAAAGTATATTTGCGGCTTCCCGGTGTAACAATGGCCCTACGTGCTGGAAGCCCTGCATCTCGGAAGTCAATAATACTTTCTTCTTCATCAACTCCGCAAGATATTGAATAGTCATCATATCCTTTTTTCTTTATCTGGTTAGCCATTTCCTTGTTTCTTATCTTGCTGCCTCCAAGTTCGTCCAATAAAAAAACTTTTTCCTGATTAGGAACATAAGCCACACGAATAAACGCTTTGGGATCCGGATACCATCCCCAGTCTTGTCCTTGGTAGATACTTTGATACTTCTGAATTTCTTCATCTGTAATTGTTCGAATTTCCAACAGTTCAAAAATATTCGTACCAAGTCCAACGGGAAGTCCAAGATATTCATGGTCGTAAGCTCTCTGATTTGTCTTTTTCAGATGCTCTGCATCATCAAGAAATTGCTGCCCTAGCCACTCAACAGGGACTGACCTATAATCACTCTTGTGCCTATAGCTATCGTCTCGCGGTTCTTCTACGTACACATTCGCCCAGTTGCTCCGGCTAATTGGCGGATTGAATGTCTTAAATACAACAAACTTACTGCCACCTCGAAGGACTGACTGCTGCACTGTACGAATTTCTTCAATGCCCGAAAATTCGTCAAGTTCCTCGAACCAGAGATACTTGAAATATCCCTTGCTTGCTTTAATAGATTTAGTCTTTTTTGCCTTGTCCAGTCCTCTGAATATAATCTTCTGGCCTGTTTGTTTATATGTGTACTGCATAGGGCTTACGCTGGTATCCCACAAGTCATTAACTCCAAGTGCATCAATTCCCCACGCAATTTGCTCGTACACAGATTCTCGAAGCGTATTTCCAACTTTTCGGAATATGACTGCATTAGTTATTGATCCATTAATAGCATCTTGCATCATCTGGAAAGGAATCATCACTCCAACAAATGAGGATTTCGTTGAACCTCGTCCGCCAAAAAGATCGTAATAGGTGTGTTTTCCGTCCATAATGTCCCAGAATACATTGTAAAAAGCCGGAGCTATAATTTCATTCAGATTAATCGGATTCTCATTCATTCTGTTTCTCCGGCCTTGGAATATTATTTACAATCGTAATCTTTCCATCTCCAGAATCATCATTTTTCTTGTCAGCATCCCATCCCTTAAAATTATTTCTCAAGCTGAACTGAGCACCATTTGAACCATCACGATCAAATAGCCTTTCCTCTGCGTACTGTTCTACCATACTCTTCGCGCGCGTTATCGTGTTACAAAATTCCTCTTTTCCTTGATATCTTAATAAATCCAATCTGCTTGTAAATCCTAATGCGAGAGCTAAACCAGTTACTGTTGGAGGCTTTCGATTAATAACTACCGGATTTCCAAATTTATTCAATACAGTTTTTCCATTATCATCTTTTAATATTTCACCTTCGCATTCTTTGAAATAGATGTCAATTTTTTCTTCAATTTCGTTCACCGTCTTATATATTGGTGGTCTTCCTACCTGTTTTCCCACGTTCTCACCTCCAACTGGCTATAAAATCCCATAATACTACTTCTGAGTATATTCTATCACAGGTAAGTAGAAAAGTTGTGGTACATGTTTGAGGAATTTTGCGTTAAAAAAGAGCCGGTAAATACCGACTCTCTAATTTTATTCATTGCTTTGTAATTTTCTGATCGTCTCACCCTGTTCTCCCGGACACCCCATGAAACACTCCAGACAATGCTCGTAAAATGCACATCTGATGCAATCATGCGGACTGATTGAGCTGCAATATTGATGCAGCACTGCGAATGCTGATATGGCGAGCTGTGGGGTTATTTCTGGTGTAAGCTTGTCTGGCATAGTTGCCACTCCTCTCAAATCGTATAAACATGCTGTTTTGGTGCTACTTTTCCACGTTCTTTCCCTTTCTCGAAAGACTTTACAAATACTTTCTTACCGCTCTTGTACGTTCTGTAATGTCCTCTTACGCTCCAACAAGGACAAGTTATTTTGTGATTTCCACTTGGTTTTATCAGCAAGCCATTATCATTTACATAATCCACAATTTCCGAAAGAAGATAGATGCTCTTATTTTCACTTTTATTTTTATATTTCTTTTTCGAGCTTACCTTTTGTATGGGTCTTTGCTTTTCCACTCTTTTTCTTTCAGTTGTCATTATATAAGACATTATTGCATATATATTAACCGCCCAGTTTGCATAAGCTTCCTCGTATTCTCTATCTTTTTCGTATATTTTTACAGTAGTATATTCACCTTGCACACTCCATTTAAATTCTCCTATGTATACCTCTTTTTCTTTTTCTAAGTCTACAAAGATGGCTTTTCAAGAGCATTCATTAGGATTCCCGTTATTAGTTGCTATTTCAAAAATCAACCCTGTTTGAGCATATTCATTAGGACTAAGAAGCATCGTAAACGTATCATAAACAAATTTATCTATTATTTGATAAGTATCAAACTTATCAACAATATCATCCCAATAAACAATTATGGAATTCATTTTTTCTTCATCTCCTCCAACTTCTTCTCTGCTTCTTCACGGGTGAGGAACCATGTTTTCCCGTATTCTACGTCAACACAAATAACGTTCGGGGCATGAATACTGTCTTTATCACACTGTACGAACCATCCACTTTGTGAAAATACAATGCTGTAAACTTTTTGATGATACACTCTGTTATTTGCTTTATATCCATTCAGGACATTTAAATCATAATTTGCTTTGCTCGGAATCTTATAAATATCATCACCGATTTTAACCGGTAATCTCACAAGCAAGCCCTGTTCTTCTAACTCTTCGTATTCAGCGAGTTTGTTACAGCACTTATTGTGACCATTGTTTCTGATATCAACTCTAGGAATTGCTTTTTTGCTATCCCCATCGTCAACCCACTGCGTTAATCTCTCCATCTATTTCACCTCTTCCATCCAATCCTGAAATCCTTTCATACAATCGGGGCATAAATCCATAGCGGTATGTGAATAAAATTTTCTTTGATAGTCCAAATTTAATGTCATAACCCCGTTAGGATTCTTTTCATCCTTCTTAAAATTGTACTCATCGTACAGTTTTCCACATCTGTCACATTTCTTTGCACATGCCATTAATCCATTCCTCCTGTAATCTCATCAATACACTGGTTTCGTCCATCGACCATCCCACACTGGTAATCCGTCATATCATTCTCGGTAGTGTTTTTCTCCGGCAATGGTTTCAATGGGCACCAACCGGGGATTACATCATTGTTTGGAACTCTCCTACCATCCATTGCTCTGCACCAAAATTCGCTTATAAATTTACATTTTCCGCAATTCTCCGGTGTATCAATCACTAATACTGATTTACTCATTTTCTCTTACCTCTTTTCTGCAAGAATGCTCCATATTGTGAAGGACTAATGATAGTATCTTTTTCTCTTGTAGCCTGACAATATCCAAGCCTTCCGTTCTTTTTGTTTTCTTCCCTTGTAAACATGGTAGAAATATCTTTGCCTTTACTCATCTGATTTCTCCTGTAACAACTCTGGATTGTCGAAAATGTTTCCAACTACTTCATAATGTTCCAGATCAAATTTATCAAGATATTGTCTGTCTATACTACCAGTTTCGTGCGCTACCCATCCGGCAACGTTCCATTCAACGGTTTCATATGCCGCATCCTCTGGGTAGGATTCATCCAAGTGTGCCATCAGAATATCATTTTCCCAAATTTTCTTCCCGTTCTTGTCGCACAGTCCTGTGAACTGGCAGAGAGTTTCTATATCAATTATATCGGTATATACTGTAAACCAATCTGAATCCTTCCGATAAAAAATAATGTCCTTCCCACCTATGTGATATTGATCTCTTATGTAATATCCCTCAACCCATTCGCCATTATCAACCCTCTTTGCCTTGAAAAGAATTTCTCTCATTCAACTCCACCGCCTTTCACAATTTCGATTGCCCTGCTCAACCCAGCATTGTATCCTTGATGCACATCAGATAAGATACATTCCGATTCAATGAATTTATCTCTTTTCAACTCACCAACAACCTTATCCGCATCAAAAGCTGTCGGCTGTTCGTTAACACAATCGATAAACTCTTTCTGGTCAGAACTAATACTTGTGCCAATCTCCCAAATTTTAATGTATTTAATTAATTCGTCTGCATCAATCAGTCTGCTCATCTTTCATCCTCCCACACTCCCAACAACCGCATCCTCTCATACAGTACAGCGACGGTCTTGCGCCTGTATCCGTAGAAGTCCTTCGGATTCATCGGGATATATCTTTCTTTGCTGATTTTCCTGTAACTTTTCCGGTGTAGGATATTCTCAATAACCATATCCGCTATCACCGTGTTTTTCGGGCAAGCTGACAAGGCAGCACTGGAAAGCAGGTATCCGTACTCTGCCGGGAAGTCTTTCAGCATCGCATTCAGTTTTTCTATATCCTCTGCCGGAATACCGTAGTCTTTCAGCTTTTTATTCCTTGTCAGCATACCGTTCTCCTTTCTATCCTGTATAATCTTCAAACTTTCTTACGCTTTCAAACGTAGCTCTCATATTTACCCATCGTTGTAATCTTCTGACAGAATCGGTAGGTTTTGTGTTTGGCTTATCAAAAATCATTACGTAAGGCCAATACCCTAAATCCCGAAGTGTATATACTCTCTCCAAATCCTGTTCAAATGTGGTATTGAAATTTGTCAGCACATATACAGACATTTTCCTGCGATCCCACTTAGTTATTTCCTTAAACATTTGAAATTTCGGAATAATTATGCCTTTGTCTTCATATCTGTCCCACGCAAAATGAATCTGTTTTATTTTCATTTGCTTAATGTAATTCGCCTTTTCATCGGTCATAATCCGAATATCGCAGCCTTGCGAAAAATCTATATATGCTTTGCTGTCTATTAACTGTTCAGATAGATTTTTCCATTCTGTACAAGCGAACATGTTCGGATCAAGCAAGACTATATTCTTTTGACCATTCCAAAATTCTAATAAATCTGCTACTTTACAGCTTTTCTTTCCTTCTTTATCTTTTACGATACAGAAATCGCACCCTCTAGGGCATCCTCTTGTAAGAAAGCCATAAGCGGTATCTTTGCATAATTCCGGATAAAGACTATAATCAGGATAAATGTGTTCAATTTCATCCGGTAATGACTCCCCACCAGACGGATACTCATATCCCGTGCCGCCTTTTATGATTTTTGCTGCACATACAGGATGCGGATAATCTGGCGTAAACGTAAATACCTTACTCATATACACCTTATCTGGTGGATTTATCCATGCTGTTAGTGGGTCGTACCATTCTACGGAGTCACCTTTTCCCTTATGCCATGCCGATATTTTCATCAATGGCAGATTTGGAAAATTATGACCATCAACATCTATAAGTTGTATTTTCATAGTTTCCTTTCTAATCGTCTGGGTGGTGCTTGTCGTACATGATCGCCACACATACAAGACCAGCCACTCCGAATATGGCTCCAAAGGTGAATCCTAATAAGAATGTAATCATGCTTCCACCCTCCTGTTCCACTGCTCTATCGCTTCTTCCTCTGTTTCTCTCCAACGTTCAACCATTCCATCACATTCTGTACAAGCTGCAAGATATTCTTTTCTTGAATCGTTATATTCATTAATCAGCATTTCTGCTTTTCCTCCGCAAAACGGACACGGTTTCAATGGTTTTATTTTATCCATTTTTTCTCCTTATTTTCTCATATAATTCAAAATATTCTTCCAATGTTTCTGGCAGTTTGATACAATCTGGCTCATAAGGTTTTGGATATACAGTATATCCGCACTTCGGACATTTGATTTGTGGTGGAAAGCCCCTGCTCCATTCCATGTTTCCACCGCATTTTCTGCAACGAATGTATCTCTCTACTTTCTTTGGCTTGATTTTAAAAAATGAAGTATAATTATTCTTTCTCATTTCCATCCTCACTTTCCCCATGTAAGCAACTGACGCGCTATTGTGCAGTCCTCCATGATTTTATACTCCCATCTTCTTAACCAGATTCTTATTTATCTCATCGAATCTTACATCTGTGTTCTCTTCGATTTCCTGCATCATGCTCAGAACGCTCATTTCGCCCCTATTTGCCATTTTAACGTACTCATTGGCAGTTTGCATGACTGCGATCAAACGTTTCGTAGAAAAGCCATATAAGCGTCTCAGGGCCATCATGGTCGTAACAACATTAATCGTATCAGCCCAATCTTCTCCATCGTTAAATCCATTCTCATAAGATTCTCTCTCCATGCTTTTGATCTGGCTATGACAGTTGATCATTGCCCGCCCGAATGCCTGAGCTGCCTGATTAGGCTGAGCCAGAGGAAGTCTCTGCTTTCGTGGCTTTGCTTTAAGCTTACTGCTCACGCTTCACGCACCTTCTAATTTGCCCTGCAATGGCTTCAAACTGCTTAAGTAATGAGCCATCATCATTCCGGTTTAAAGTCCGATCATAAGCCGGAGAGACGTCCCACAAGTCATTTACGAGGACGCCGTGTGCCACGCTGTTGAGTAGCGCGCTTCGATGCGCTCCTGTGATGCTTATAATCTCGTCAAGAGTGAACTCTCCAATGTATTCAGTACCTTTGAACAGCTCATACAGTTTCATGCTTCTTCCTCCTTGTCACGAACTCATATCCTGTCAACCGGAACGCTCTCGGTGTCTTCGGGTGATCCGTTTCGATCAATCCATCCGTTCGCAGCATGTCCATGTGGCGAAGCACCGTGGCATTTGACACACCGACACCGTCGGCAATCTCTTTGTAAGACGGTGCGTACCGATGTTCTTTGATATACCGGCAGATGTACAGATATATGTCTTTATGGATCTGCTGACCTTCTTTATACTTCTGTTTGTACATTTTTTTTTCTCATTCCTCTCTGCTTAGAATTAAGAAATCTATGAAAAGCTCTTATGTTGTCAAGCAAAAATTGTCTATCGTTCTCATTCGGGCACGTCCCTGCCAGTTCTCCCAGCTCTGTACAGGTATCATAGACTTTACTGGAATATTCGTCTGTAAGCTCTGCTGAGTAGAACTCTTTTATAGCTTTCCAGTATTCTGTCATAAATTTTTGTATGATAGGAATATCTTTTGCTTCTACTTCCATCCTCCACCTCCCTTATATGTAACCTATTTGAAAAATCCGGTTTCATTTGGGTTACAAAAAAATCCAGTATTTATGCGGGTTTGTAGTGTTTGCAACCGTGTAACCGTGTAACTCACACATTTCCTATATAGGAGAAAAAAATAATTTCATTCTCATATTTTTATTTTTCTATCTATATATATACGTTTCGAAAAGTTACAAGGTTACTCGGTTACAAATTAATCGAATACCGGATCCGATATCTGGAACAAACTCGCTTTTTGCTCTTCCAGGTATCCATCAAGATCATTCACCACTTTCAAACAGCAAAACTTTTTTGGATTCCTGCTTTCTGACTCTCTCTTCAGAACGTTACCGTACTTATTATTGGAAATAACAAGCCCCATTTTCATGCCCCATGACAAAAACGCCTTTTTGGAATATCCGCCATTTTTGCAGATATTATTGAGCGCAGTGGGATAGAAGTACACTAATCGGTTCATTTCTTCATCTTTTTCAATGGGATCCCCCCATTTTTCACAAGGCGTATCAACGTCAAAACGTTGCTCATTCATAGAAATCATATCCACCAGGTACTCATAACAACGTTCATTCGGAGATACATCTGATACATCAGCAAGAGTGTTTTTGGCATCTTGTATATCAATATACTGCATGTCCTTGAAAAGCATATCTGTGGCGATTCTATCTGCAGTCAGAACAATTGATAAGGAAAGTAGCTGTTTATCCGTTTTATCGTCTGATGCGATTTTTTTCAAAATCTCCTGCTGGATATTTTTAATCTTATCAACACTCATTTCTTCCAGCACCGCCACGAAGTCTTTCCCAGCAAAGCCATAGTTTTTCTTAAGAATATCAATAGTATCTTGCGGATTTTCGAACAACTTATCATGCGTGCATTCTACTTCAAGGATACGGTTTACAGCGCCGCCCTGGTTCACGTAGGACTGCAATGGATACTCACCGTTTGTGAGGATACACAACTTCCACGTGCTTTCTCTTGTTAACCCCAGTTCTTTGTTGGACCTGGTTTTTCCTTGACCGGAACAGAGATCATACACGATTCGCTCAAAGTTTTCCTCAATCTTCTTATCCTTCTGGCTTGTATCATCAAGGATAAGGGGGAGATTATTGAGCATGTCAGCTTTTACTTCCAGGCCAACATCCGAACTCTTGAAGTTTCCTATATACTTGTTTTCGGACGGATCCGCCCAGACCGAAGCGGCCAGCATGTGGGTAACAGACTTTCCGTTTCCAGTAAGGCCCCATAAATCGGTAAAAAATGGAAGTGCATCCAGTGGCTTAATCAGAACGCTGGCGAAAGACGCTGCCAGCATAAACTTAATTTCGAATTTATCCTGCTGCCTGATCTTTTTTACATGCTCATACCAAGCTTCCCTATCTCCTTTTACCTGAATGGCTTCAAAAAGTTGCCTGAACTTCGCATCCCCATCAAATATGATTTCCTCACTGTATGGCAGAAAACCGTCTCCAATCCATCCAAGCTTTCCGGACGAATATTGTATTTCTATGTACTCATCGTTCAGATTTTCCACATCCGATAAGTACCTTACAAGGTGTTTAGCAGTTTCTGATGTTACAGCTATCCCGTTCTTGGATAGCCCTACAATCTTGGACGCAGTTGCTACGACATCTTTTGGAACAATAATCTCTTGCCATCTATTGTTACGTTTAAAGGCAATTTTTATCTGCTCCTCGCCTGTCTGAATATTTTTTAGGCGTTCAACCGGCAATATAGGATGATAGCAGGCCCTAACATCTGTTATTCCAGTAGTAGAATTCCAAGTGCAAATTCCATCGTCTGCTGCAATCCAGTTTCCGCAGGCCATTCTATCATATGGACTATCCGTAAAGTTCGTATAGTGTTCTACAAGGCTAGCTTCTTTTAATTGCCTCTGGATGTCTTCCCGTTCTTGCCTTTTTATATCTTTTTGCACTTTTTTGTATGCGTTTACCACGCTTGTAAACTCTGTTTTGCACCTCAATTCAGATGCTCGAAGCGCAAGGCTGGCCAACAGTTCAGCCCTGTAAATCTCATCCTCCTGATTGAACACCTCATCCAGCACTTCCCGAGACATGATGGATTTCGAATCCAACTTGTTCAAAGGAACCATCTATATCACCTCTTTTCTAATACGGTATACCATTCAATTCTCCATGCAGGTACAGTGCTTTTTGAAGTGCATTCCATGCTTCACACCATCTGTCAGAAAGAGGGCTCCATCGCTCGATTTCTGCCCGATAAAAGTCAATATCAGACAAGCATTCTTGCAGCTCGGCCTTTTTTTTCTGCTCCTCTTTGCGTTTCATTTCCATCTGTTTCTGGTGGTGGTATATTGCCATTCTGGAAGAGAAATCTGGTTTCTGGTAAGTTCCTCCAAGTATGGTAAAAGCTGCCTTAAAATCGCAATTATCCATGCTCTGAACGAATGTAAATATGTCACCTGCTGCACCACAACCGAAACAATAATAGCTGTCTTTATAGATTTTCATGGATGCAGTGCGGTCTTTCGGGTGAAAAGGACAATTTATAAATCCGGCTCTGTTCGGAACCATTCCGTATCTGCTCAGAACATCTCTCATACTGTTCTGCTGTTTAATTGTTTCTTTATCCATTTGACAGAATCTCCAAAATCCTTTTGCCAGTGTCTTTCTTGTCGCAAAACAGAAACTCAACACCATACTTGCGTTGCATCGTGCAAAGAATCTTATATAAGACATCTCCGTGCATAACTTTCTGTTCCTGTTCTACCCAGACGCCATTTTTTTTAACTCTTTTCTTCGCCCGGGGATTCTCCCACCAGAGAACATCGTCCAGTTTTTCAATCCCTTTTCCATGCTCACACAGGAACACGAGTTTTATCCCTGCTTCATTTGCCCGGATAATCTCGGCACGGAATCTCTCATGCTGCTGGCAGACATTTCCGCATAATTCGGAGAGATTTTGCTTTCGGTCAACAACTAACCTGGGGTTGTCATAATTCATGTAATCCCCGACGTAAAGCTTTGACACGAACCATTTTTCTCCTGCTGCATCAAATGCTTTCTTAATGCCATCAATAACTTTCTGATGTTCCCTACTGTCAATTTGTATCATGCGAACGGCAGCTCCTCATCAATTCCATCTGGAATATTCATAAATCCGTCCGGGTCGGATTCTGGACGTGGAGCTTCTGATTTGCACTGACTCTGATTAGCACTTTTACTTTCACCAAATTCAATTTCTTCTACAACAATGTCTGTTGTGTATATCTTCTGTCCATCGCGATTGGTGTAGCTGCCGGTCTGGATTCTTCCAGATAAATCTGCTTTCATTCCTTTAGAAAAATATTTCTCGATAAATTCTGCTGACTTTCCGAAAGCGATACAATTCAAAAAATCTGCTTTCTGATCAGAACCCTCTTTCACGAATCTTCTGTTTACCGCAATAGAAAACCTTGCAATAGATGTTCCATCATTGGTGTATTTGATTTCTGGATCACGTGTAAATCTTCCTGTAAGAATTACTTTATTCATGCTGTTGCTCCTTTTCTGTATGATGTTTGTCATAGTCAATTAACATTTTGAGACATTTGTGTCCTTTTTCCCTGGTAAGAGACTTAATATCGTTTACTTTAAATCGAGCCTTGATCTGTTCCAAAAGCTTAGCTTCCGGGTACTTATCAATAATGTTTTTGATTGACATAGTAGTCTCGGAGCTAATCATCTCGGTTTCTTTTGCCGGTTCCGCTTTCCTACCGGACGTTTTTTCTTTCTCTCCTGTATTGGTGGAATCACTGTCTTTGTTATCATCAATACAGAACAGTCCATTTAAAGCGTATTTTCTGGCATAAGATGAAGCTGCGCCTGTTACCTGCGAAGAATCCATGCCTTTCTTAGATTCTTCTTCCCTTGCATAAGCAACTGTAACGATTTCGCCAGTATCATCACAGTCTTTCAAGTGTGCTTCTGCTCTGACATATATTCTGTCGCCAACAACTTCCATCCGATCTGTGACACTTAACACGGTCTTTGTTTCTGCCAGAAGCGGCTTTACGGCCTCCAGAATATCCTCACAGCTCCTGTATTTGTATTTCCCGAAGGAATTGTACTGCCCTTTAGGGGCTTTCAGTTTTGACTGAATAATCCCTAACTTCTCATATATATTCACTCCTATTCCTCCTTGTCATAAACCACATGTTTACTTCCCTCAATAATCAGCAAACTTGCGATATCCTTCATTGATAAGGTTGATTCGTTATAGATTTCAACCAGTGCGTTGTATGCAACTGTTGATACTTTCACAACCGGGTTATCTTTATCAGTTGCCGGCTGCTTCTTTCTTGCCGGAATACGGATTTCAAATTCACTCACCGATACTTTCCTCCTTATATGATTTCTGAGCCGTTAAAAGCCCATTCAGAGCCTGTACATAGCTCGCCAGTGTTCTTGACTTGTATGAACTCTCGATGTAGTTATCAGCTACAAGAGAAAGCTGCTCGTCTATCAGAGCAAGGATTTCATCAATTCTCTCCTGCATCTTTTCTCACCTCGTTAAAAAAACAGTAAACATTGTCAGAGCCATCTCCTCTCGCCGGATTCTGCTCGCCGTTTGGAAAGATTCCACCAGCGCAATGATATTCGAGATGATTCAGATACATATCCGGGTTCTCCCAATCAAGAATGTACGCTTTCCGCCTGTTCAGCTCCTCCAGAAGCACGTTCGCTGTTGTTATCAGTTCCATTGTCGGCAGGAGCTTCAACTCTGTCTGATTCAACATTTAACGGGCACCTCCCATCTATCAGAAGTTCTAGTAAGAAAGTCTTGATTATTTTGAGACTTTCACGACTCTCTTTCTCGTAAAATGGATTAAAAGATACGCTCTGATACAAATCCCATTTAAATTTGTCTTCGGGAAGATTAACATCTTCCTTCCTTTTAAGTGCACATACACTCATGCCATAAATTGAATAATTGAACGAGGCGTTTGCTGTCGGAACTTCATTTGCAACTCTTTTACAGAGTTCGTAAATTTCGTCAATCTCTTTCTTATACATTTTCATTCTCCTTTCCCTCTGTCGTATCAATATCCCAGAGAATTCCATATACGATTGTTGTATTCATCACCGCCGCAAAAAGCTGTCTGCCCGATCCGCCCCATTGCCAGAATGGGAGGAATGTGGAAAAACTTCCAATCAGTGCGGCACAGATGATGTTTTTCAGATTATTCACTAATGCCTCCTATGATCCACGCAAGGTTGCTCGCTACCAGTGCAGCTGCTGTCACAATCCATGCAGTAAACCATCTTTTTGACTTTTTCTTGCTTTCCTCGACAATCTCAGTAGCAAGTGCTACTTCGATGTCAGCCCATGTTGGCTGATTTTCGTTTTTAATTTCGCTCATATCTAGCTAATTTCTCCTTATTTTTTCTTATTTGTCTTTACAATTAGCAGATAGAGGCTTATAATTAACCTGTATCCACTAAGGTGCTTTAGTGGGTGCAAAGCTCCGGGGTGGAGGTTTCAGCTCCCTCCGGGGCACTCACTTATTAAGAGCAGCCTTGCCTTTCCAGACATGACCAGTCACTTCATAGACTTTCCTAGGGCTTATGATGTATGTGATTCGTCCACCGGAAAGGCTTTTTGCTGGCTTGTTATTCTGGATTGCTGTCCCGATCGGCAACCATCCGTACACAATTCCTGCTCTAATTGATGTTACAGGAAGTCCGATCAGTTGACTCGCATCAGATACGCTCATACTCTCTGACGAGAACTCTGGCATCTGCGGAATGCCCGATATGATTCTCGCAACCTCTGCGGCGAACTGGTGAACCTGTGCGCTTTTTTCAATGTATTCTTCTATGTCATTCATTGCTTTTCACCTCAAAATGTTTTTCCATCAAATCAGCAATCATCAGATATTCTTCTACAATTTTTCCAGATCTTGTCTTTTTCACCTGTTCTCGGAATTCTGGAATAGTTCCGAAAAAGCATCCGCATGCAACTCTGACCTTTTTATCTTTGCATCTAAAAAACGTAGTGGTGCGGAATTGAGTACCAAATCCATGAATAGTTGTGTAATCTGCATCGCCGTACACCTTTGCATCGCCGTACACCTTTGCATCGCCGTACACCTTTGCATTGCCGGACACCATTGCATCGCCGGACACCTTTGCATTGCCGTACACCATTGCATTGCCGGACACCTCTGCATTGCCGGACACCCATGCATTGCCGGACACCATTGCATCGCCGTACACCATTGCATTGCCGGACACCTCTGCATTGCCGGACACCTCTGCATTGCCGGACACCTTTGCATTGCCGTACACCATTGCATCGCCGGACACCTCTGCATTGCCGGACACCCATGCATTGCCGGACTGGTTTACATTTCCTTCTTTTTCTACCCATCCGCCAGTTTCTCCGGCTTCTACATCCGCAAATGAAATGAGTGCTTTGATTCGGAAAAGTTTCTTTCCGAAAATGTTAATTTTGGTTTCTGATGTTAATTCAAATTTCTTCATTTTCTTTATCCTCCTTAATTACTGTGAATGCACAGTTTCTTTGTTTCGTTTTTTGGATTTTGTGTTATACTCTCCTTTGGAAAGGAGGTATTAAAAAATGACTTATGATGAATTTATGTCGGTCATTAACTCTGATGTTGAAAGAATCCTGTCGGAAAATTCCGCTAATATTGCTCAGAGCCTGTTGCAAGGTCTGCCGGAAGACGAACCTTGCATATCAAAAGAACAATTCCAAATCATCAGAAATGCCGTAAATACATCTATTCAGTCTTCTGTTCAAATAATGTTCGATTACCTAGATTCATTCGGAATGCTGGAATATGAACACCTGACCGAGCATCATGAGCCGCCTGATCTAAGAGTGATTCAGGGCGGACGTTCGGACGCTGAGAAGAAATAATTTGTTGCTGGTCTTGAAGTTGCGATTCAAGACTGGCAGCTCTTCTTTCCAATGAACGAATCCTTTTTTCAAGTGATCTACTCATACATTTACTCCTTTCTTGTGATATACTCTCCTATGAGAGGAGATTAAAATGAAAAATATTGACTTTTCCAACATTGAGTTATCCTTTAGTGAGCGAATAACTCTCCACTTGTTACCGATTATCAAATCTAATCGTTTCTTTAGATACCAGACACTAGGCTATCTGAACCGCCTAGGTCTGCTTGACCGAGATCACGGAGTTTATACCGTGAACCGAAATTGCAAAATGTACTTTCGAATCAAGCGCAAAGAACGAATTAGATTTATAATCCCAACAGTAATATCAATCGTTGCCCTATTTGCTGGATATGACGTATACAAGATTCCACTTCTGGGCGAAGCATTATTAGCGTAAAGATGCTATTGAAATATGTATTGGGAAGTTTGGGTATTTTTTCATAAACCATTCAAGCAATGTCTTTCTTGGTTCGCAGAAATACCAGTGGAAAAACTTTTTTATTTGGCTCGTTGTTTTCGCCTCCTTGCCAGTTAAGAACTTTGAACTTTTTCTTTAAAAAAATAGTCCTGTATATCATCGGCAGAAAGCTCCAACAGATTGACTGCTTTGCAAATATCTGACTGTTTCCAAAACAGCTTTCCGTTAAGCTTCAACGATAATGTACGCTCCGACCATTCCATAGCATTCGCAAAGGAACTCTGACTATCATATTTTTCAATGATTCTTCCCTTGAGCTTACTATAATCAAATGCCATATCTGCACTCCTTTCTAGTTCAATGTTTTGAACTGATTATAATATAACATCGCCATTACGCTATGTCAATACATTTTTTCAATATTTTTAACTTTTTTGTTTTAAGTCTTGAACTTTTGTTTCATATGTGATATATTATCATCAGAAAGCGAAAGGAGAATAATATAATGGAAAAAGTTAGTTCATCAGAAAGATTTAAGACTTTGATGGACGAACGTAATCTGAGACAGGTTGATATTCTTAATCTTGTTCTTCCATATTGTAAGAAATACAATGTGAAAATGAATAAGTCGGATATTAGCCAGTACGTTTCCGGAAAGACAGAACCTAGCCAAGAAAAACTGGTTGTCTTAGGAATGGCACTAAATGTTTCAGAGTCGTGGTTAATGGGATTTAATGTAGGACGTGCTAGAAAAGACACACCTAATCAGGCGAAAGAAGATTTTAATCTGATTTCAAAATTCTCATTATTAAGCGAACGTGATCAGAAAATTGTTTTAAGTCTAATTGATTCCATGCTTTCTAATTAAAAAAAGTGGGGCCTAATCGCCCCACTTCTCCAGAAATAGTTTTATGAATGTGTACAGGTATTCTAATGTACCTGTCTTTTTTATTCCATTTATCATCCCGATAATCTCTTTCTTATAATCCATAATAACCCTCCCTATTGCAATTACCACCTACATTACAGTATATGTCCGGTTTGTGGGAAATAGAACCGAACATTAGTTCGTTTTTTTGCTATTATACCACTAATGTTCGCCCTTGGAAACTGCCAGATATACACCGATATGTTTATGATTGCATAGAAAATATTCGTAACATCAAAGATATAGTCTTTTCTGTTTAGCGGCAGGGCGAATAAAAATGGCGGCATGGTCTGCTTTATTTCATGGGTGCTATTCTTATGTAGCATAGAAGATCTGTACGCATTTTGGACAGAATACACTTCTGACTCTTCGCGGATATAATCGTCTACGCACATTGGTAAACAAACAATGTAATTAAGCAAAAGCACAGCTCCTATTATAATTAGTATATTTTTGATTATTTTCATTTTACAAATCACCTAAAAATGTCTATTTACAACTAAATTTAACGATGCTATAATAAAAATAACATATTTAAACACTTTTTTTTGCAAATGGCGAAAACAACGCCCATAAGGGAATGATTTGAATGAAAATTGCGATTTGTGACGATGATAATTTACGAATTGAGATTTTCAAAAGTAGCATTGACCGATATTTAAAAGAGCATGGTGATGGTGGATATACATTAACTACCTACACCAGCGGAAAGCCTTTGATTGACGATGTTTCAGATGGTGAATGGTATGACATTATAATTCTTGATGTCTCCATTAACGGAGAAAATGGCATAGAGATTGCCAAAAGATTAAGAAAGATCGGATACTATGGAAATATCACTTTTTGGACAGAACGCAAAGAATATGTATTTGATGCACTTGATGTGCTACCGGTGCATTACATCATTAAAGGCTCCGAGCATGGAAGAATGTATTCAGTTGTTGAGCAGACTCTTGAAAATATCCGTGAAAAAACGCTTACCATCAAGAACAAGGACTACTTTCACAGAGCTGAATTCCGGCATATTGAATACATCGAAAGCCAGAACAAATACATAATGATCCATTGCACGTGCGGAATATCGCACAAGGAACGAGGAAAGCTCAATGATATCGAACAGAGTCTTGACGGAAGATTTTTGCGCTGCCACCAGAGCTATATAGTTAATATGGACGAGGTAAGCGAAGTAAGCCATTTTTTTACGATGGTATCTGGCGCGATCGTCCCGATCAGGCAAAGAGAACTTGCAAAAATAAGAGAAAAATATGAAAACTACGCCATTGGAGGGAGATAAAGCATGAGCGAAGAAAAAACCAAGAAGTGCAAACATTGCAAGATGGACATTCCAAAAGATGCAAAAATATGTCCACATTGTAGAAAGAAACAAAAAAGTGGAATATTAAAATGGGTTGTATTAATACTTATCATAGGAGTGGCTATCGGTGCTGTCACAGGCGAAAGTGATTCGGGATCAGATAAAAACACAGCAGCCACTACTTCTACAGAAAAGAAAGAAACTGCCACTAAACCAAAAGAAGAAGCTGCGCCGATCGAGTACACTGCTGTTTCTGTTAATGATATGATGTCCGATCTTGATAGCAACGCCATGGGTGCATCTGATAAATACAAAGGTAAATACCTTGAGATCACCGGAAAGCTCAGTAACATTGATGCGGCTGGAAAATATATTGATCTCATGGCCGATGGAGATTTTGAGATTATTGGAGTTCAGTGTTACATCAAGAACGACGACCAGAAAGCTCAAATAGCATCCATGTCAAAGGGTGACACCATTACTTTAAAAGGAAAATGTACAGATGTCGGAGAAGTGCTGGGATATTCTCTTGATATTGACGAAATAGAGTAGATAACACGGCTCCTGCTTAAACGGCAGGGGCTGTTTTTATACAAGGAGGAAATTATGGCAAAAAGAAAGAAATACCCGAAGTTGCCGAATAGTTTCGGCTCTATCCGCTATCTCGGTAAGGGTCGAAGAAACTGCTATGCAGTGCACCCACCGGCAACGATTGACGCAACAGGAAAAGCAGTTCGACCGCCCGCAATCTGCTATGTTGACGACTATCTGAAAGGGTTTGCTGTCCTGACAGCTTACAAAGCCGGGACGTACAAGCCAGGAATGGAAAAAGAGCTTGAGATTGTCCCTACAACGGACACAGACGCCCTTATAGGCCGCATATTGTCGGACTATAATACATTTAAGGGCACAGAGGAAAAGCACCCGGAAACGCACAAATTGACGTTCTCAGAGGTATATAAAAAATTCATGGCATGGAAGTTCCCGGAAGACACTGATCTGTCTAAGTCTTCAAGGAACGCATACCACTGTGGCTACCTTAACAGCAAGCCCCTGTATGATCGTGCATTTGAAGACCTGAAGGCGCCGGATTTGCAAAAAGTTATTGATGACTGCCCGCTCAAAAAGCAGAGTTTGAACACGATCCTGATGCTTTTTAAGCAGATGTATAAATTCGCAATCTACTCAGAGATAGTCACGGAAAACAAGGCGCTGTATGTTTCTGTCAAAACAAAAGACGACGTCGAGCACGGGACCCCGTTTTCTGATTTGGAGCTTCAGACACTCTGGCAGAACACCGACGATCCGGAAGTGCAGCTCATTCTGATCATGTGCTACTCCGGCTGGCGAATTGGCGAAGTATTGAAACTCACGACTAATCTTGAAGAGAGATATTTCCAGGGCGGCATCAAGACCGCAGCCGGAAAAGACAGGATCGTTCCGATTCATCCAGCCATATATGAGTTTGTGAAGAACAAGGTCCTGACGCAAAACGGCAAGCTCTGTATCTATTCCCAGACACAGCACCGAAATGCTCTGTTCTACCCTACACTGGAACGGCTGGGGATAATCGGCAGCCCGAAACACACACCACACGACTGCCGGCACACCTTTTCTACGCTATGCGAAAAATACGGCGTCCGGGAGAACGACCGGAAGAGGATGTTGGGTCATTCGTTCGGGAACGATGTCACGAACGCTGTATATGGTCACAGGACTCTGGAAGAACTCCGGGTGGAGATTGAGAAAATAAAAGTCCCATTTGTGACTAACTGTGACTAACCGTTACATTTTTTATCGTTTTTAAACCATCTTAATCGTTCTATCAAAAGTCCGCAAAGTATTGATTTTACTGGCTTTTCCGCATTTTACAAGGGATTCCGTAAAAACATTTTCTTTAATCTAATTTTA